AATAAACGATGTCCAAAAAATCCAATTCACCACTTATGAAACCCACACCCCCATACAAAAATATTTCGCAAAAATTTCCCAAAACTCTGTTGTCAAAAAGACAAGCCTTTACAAAGTAGAAATTCGTGTTATATTTGGCTAATCACTTTGTGAATTAATTGTTCTACGAGCCACAGAAAGCTTACATGAACGTGATTGTCCCAAACATCGAAGAAGATATTCCTCTGCCAGCCTCCGCTACGGACGCGCTGCCTGACATGTCGCCCCAACAAGAAATAGAAATGCGGGCGAAGACTATTAAACTCATATCCGATTTAAACGGTGTGGCGATTGAGCCAACCGAAGAACATATTGATCAGGCACGAGAGATTGCCAAGCAGATGATCACCAACCCAGCAATGAGACCCGAGTTTGCTAAATACCCTAATGAGGTGATGGCATACCTTGCAGGAATGGTGGCGCAAAGCAACTGCATGATCGTGGAAGAGTTATCCGATCTAAAACTATATGTAGTGAATAAGTTGATTGCGGAAGTTGAGAACGCAAAAGACGCAAAAGCCAGAATTACCGCCCTAAGTAAGCTAGGTGAGGTAGATGGAGTCGACGCATTTAAGAAACGCAGCGAAGTAACCCACAAAATACAGACTATTGAAGAGGTAGAAAACGAACTCTTCACTATATTAAATACGCTAGAAGATCAGATAACCGACGTAGAAGTAAGGGAGGTCTCTAGTGGGCTTGGAGAGTCTTAAACTTACCGCCACGGAGATCAACCGTCTTCGCGCTGCGCTTCCATACATGGAAGACAAGAAGAAAAGGCGTACTGTTGAGCTATTAAAACAGTACCATGAAGAGACAACTCGTGAAATAAGTAAAGAATCGTTCCTAGATTTCGTCAAACACGTCTATCCGGGCTACAAAGTTGGTCCACATCACTATAAATTAGCCCGTATTTTCGAAGAAATTGCTGCTGGCAAGAAGAAAAGGGTGGTAGTTAATATCGCACCGCGTCATGGCAAGTCAGAATTGATCAGTTATCTGGCTCCGGCGTGGTTTTTAGGCAAATATCCGCAGAAAAAAGTCATTATGGCGTCCCATACGGCTGATTTGGCGGTGCAATTTGGTCGAAGAGTAAGGAATTTAGTAGGTTCAGAGCCATATCATGACATTTTTCCACAGATTGAGCTACAAGCTGACTCAAAAAGCGCCTCACGTTGGGGGACAAATTTTGGCGGCGAGTACTTTGCTATTGGTGTTGGCGGTGCTCTTGCTGGTCGTGGCGCAGATTTGTTTATTATTGACGACCCACACTCAGAACAAGAGGCAAAACTCGGAAGACCGGAAGTGTTCCTTCCAGCATGGGAGTGGTTCCAGTCGGGTCCTATACAGCGTCTCATGCCCGGAGGAGCGATCATCGTCGTAATGACGAGATGGTCTAAGTTAGATTTAACTGGGCAAATTGTTACGCAGATGGAGCGTACAGAAGGTGTAGATCAGTGGGAAGTAGTTGAGTTTCCCGCCATTGATGAGAATGATAACGCACTCTGGCCTGAGTTTTGGCCGGTAGAAGAGCTGTTAGCTAAGAAAGCATCACTGGACATTCGCTACTGGAACGCTCAATATATGCAGCAACCGACTTCGGAAGAAGGCGCGTTGATAAAAAGAGATTGGTGGCAGATGTGGGAGAAGGACGACCCACCGCCATGCGAATTTATTATTATGTCGTTAGACGCGGCACAAGAAGCCAATAATAGGTCTGACTTTAACGCACTTACAACATGGGGCGTTTTCTTCAATGAAGAGACTAATAACTATGCAGTAATCCTGCTAAACAGCATTAAGAAGCGCTTGGAGTACCCTGATTTAAAAGCATTAGTTCTCGAAGAATACAGTCAATGGGAACCTGATGCGTTTATCGTGGAGAAAAAGTCTTCTGGATCAGTGTTGTATCAGGAGATGAGAAGGATGGGCATACCCGTGTCGGAGTTTACGCCGGGTAAGGGGCAGGACAAGATTGCTCGTGTAAATGCTGTTTCATCCTTGTTTCAAGGGGGCATAGTGTGGGCGCCCCAGAGACGCTGGGCAATGGAAGTGATTGAGGAATGTAACGACTTTCCGTCGGGTATTAACGACGACTTAGTTGACTCAACGACTCTTGCTTTACTGCGGTTTCGACAAGGTGGGTTCATCCGTCTAGACACGGATGAGAAGGAAGATATACAGCTGTTTAAGTCAAAACGTAAGAAGGCGTACTACTGATGACAATTATCGAGACCATTAAGTTCTGGTGGAAGGTAAAGAAGTATAACCGCCGTTTACTTAAACAAGCTAAGACGGCTGACAAGACGCCGTATGAAACAACGAAAGAGGACGTAGATAAGTGGTTCGAGACAAACCCATTTGAACTTGACCGAGAACTATTGAATACACACCACATGGAACCGGCACCTAAAAGTCGTGCCGTACATATTTTTAGGAATTTATCATGAGCATTGAAAAAGGTTTATATGCAGCCCCTCAGGGTATTATGGAGGAAGAAGGCGAGCCATTAGAAATCGAGATCGAGGACCCAGAAGCTGTGCATATTCGCACTGGTGATCTTGAGATCGACATCGAGAAAGACGAAGAGGAAGAAGGCTTTGAAGATAACTTAGCTGAGTATATTCCTGACGATGAACTAGCTATGTTAGCCGCCGAATTGGTTGAGGCTTATGAGGAAGATGTATCTAGCCGCAAGGATTGGATACAGACTTATGTTGACGGACTTGATCTTCTGGGGATGAAACTTGAAGAAAGAACGGAACCTTGGGCTGGCGCATGCGGAGTTACTCACCCACTATTAACAGAAGCACTCGTTAAGTTTCAATCAGAAACAATCATGGAGACGTTCCCAGCTTCGGGTCCAGTCAAGACGAAAATAATAGGCAAGGAAACACCTGAAAAGAAAGAGGCTGCTGAAAGAGTCCAAGCGGACTTGAACTTCCGTTTAACAGAAGGCATGCCTGAATATCGCCCTGAACAAGAACGTCTGTTATGGGGATTGGGTCTATCAGGTAATGCGTTTAAGAAAGTTTACTTTGATCCATCATTAAATCGTGAAACAGCAATATACATCCCATCTGAAGATGTAGTTGTTCCATACGGCGCGTCGTCTCTCAAAACGGCAGAGCGTGTCACACATGTGATGCGTAAGACTGAGAACGAGATGCGCAAATTGCAGGTAGCTGGGTTCTATTTAGATGTGGACTTAGGCGACCCTGTTAATACGATTGAAGAAGTAGAGAAGAAGATCGCAGAGAAGCTAGGCTTCAGAGCCACAACTGATGATCGCTATAAGTTACTTGAGATGCACGTCGACTTAGACTTACCGGGCTTTGAAGATGAAGACGGTATTGCTCTACCGTATGTAGTAACAATAGAAAAGAGTACACAAACAATTCTAGCTATCCGTCGTAATTGGAAGCCTGATGACAAAACAAGACAAAAACGAAACCATTTCGTTCACTATGGGTATATCCCGGGCTTTGGTTTCTACTGTTTCGGTCTCATTCACCTTATCGGCGCATTTGCAAAGTCCGGCACGTCAATTTTGCGTCAACTCGTTGATGCAGGGACCCTCTCGAACCTTCCGGGTGGACTTAAAGCTCGCGGGATGAGAATTAAAGGTGACGATACACCTATCGCACCGGGTGAGTTTAGAGATGTAGATATACCAAGTGGTGCTGTTAAAGACAACATCATGATGCTCCCATACAAGGAGCCAAGCGTAGTTCTGTCTAACTTAATGAATCAGATCATTGAAGATGGACGTAGATTTGCTAGTGCGGCAGATATGAAAGTATCTGATATGTCCGCTAACTCTCCAGTTGGTACCACACTAGCTATTTTAGAGAGAACCCTGAAGATTATGTCAGCGGTTCAAGCGCGTATTCACTACGCGATGCACGAAGAGTTCCGTCTGTTGAAAGACATCGTACGTGACTTTGCACCACCTGATTATGAGTATGAGCCAGACGTCGGCAATAGAACCGCAAAGCAAAGTGATTACGACATGTGTGATGTTATACCTGTCTCTGATCCAAACGCTGCGACTATGTCGCAAAAGGTTGTTCAGTATCAGGCGGTGTTCCAGTTAGCCCAGACTGCACCACAGTTATATGACATGCCACTTCTACATCGTCAGATGATTGAAGTATTAGGTATTAAGAACGCAGCTAAGTTAGTACCGATGCCTGATGATAGACGCCCACGCGACCCTGTTACAGAAAACATCGACGTACTAAAAGGCAAACCTGTTAAAGCGTTTGTATTCCAAGACCATCAAGCTCACATTGCTGTACACATGGCAGCGATGCAAGACCCGAAGATACAGTCAGTCGTAGGTCAAAACCCACAAGCAGCCGAACAACTAATGGCAGCTATGCACGCACACATCAACGAGCATATTGGGTATGAGTATAAGAAGCAGATTGAAGCTTCTATTGGTATGCAGATTCCTGACTTTGAGGAAGACGATGATCAAGAGATTCCGAAGGAAATGGAAAACCGTATTGCACAGATGGCGGCTCAAGCCTCGCAGCAACTACTACAACAGCACCAGCAAGAAGCTCAACAACAGCAAGCTCAGCAGCAAATGCAGGACCCTATCATTCAGATGCAAATGCAAGAATTGCAGATCAAGCAAGCTGAGGTTCAGCGCAAGATTGCTAAAGATCAGCTCGATGCGGCAGCAAAAGATAAGCAACTTGAGATCGAACGTGCTCGTATCGACGCGCAGAAAGAGATTGCTGGGGCTAACATGGCGATGAAACATAGCTCTGACAAACAACGTACTGATGCACAGATGGAGATGGAAGGTTTCCGTCAAGGTATGGAGTTGAACAAACAACGTATGCAACAGAAACAAAAGCCACCACAAAAAGGTAAAGATAAATGAACGCAATTCAAGCGGCATTAAAAGAAATTAGAGAGCGTCGGTCACAACTATCCGATGCGTTGGCTAACAAAGCAGCCAAAAGCTATGACGAGTACCAATTCATTTGCGGTGAGATTCGAGGCCTTACCGCAGTGGAGATTTACCTTGTAGACCTCGCAAAAAACTTGGAGCATGACGATGACTGAAATAGTAATCGCTACAGAGAGCGGTGAAGTTTCTACCCTGCCACAAACAGCGGAAGAAAAAGCAACACAACTGCCACAACCATCTGGTTATCACATTTTGGTGGCTATACCTGAGATCGAAGAAAAGTTCGAGAGCGGGTTAATTAAAGCAGATTCAACTAAACACTTTGAGGAAGTCCTTAGTACGGTCTTTTTTGTCGTGAAGTTGGGACCTGATTGCTACAAAGACGCAAGCCGTTTCCCTAGTGGACCGTGGTGTAAAGAGGGTGACTTTATCCTCGCACGACCTAACAGTGGTACTCGATTGAAGATTCATGGACGTGAATTCCGTCTAATTAATGATGACTCAGTTGAAGCTATTGTTGACGACCCACGCGGTATTTCACGAGCATAAGGAGGCTACATGGCTGAGTTTGAGAAGGATGAATATAAGTTCCCCGATGAGGTAGAAGACAAGAAGATGTCTGCCGAAGAAGATGACGAGGAAGATTTTGTCGTTGAGATCGAGGACGATACGCCGGAAGAGGACCGTAATAAGGAACCCCTCCCTAAAGATATTATTAACTCACTGGAG